TAGACCGTTCGGAAAGTAGGGATTATGCCTAAGAAACGTAAACCAAGAAAGCCAAAATACTAATGGCTACAAGACCTATAGACGGTCCAGAAGAGCAACCCAACATGATGGATATGCTTCGTGGACAAGCACTGATAGATCAGGAACAAATTAGCAAATTAGATAGAGCGATTGCGGCTTTGAAAGCCGCGCAACGATCAGCCATGGGCGACAAATATGGTTATCAAGGAAGCAACCCTGATATTCAGGGCGAATGGGATAAATACAATGCGTTAGAAAGAGCAAAGGATGCCGCTCGTGGGTTTACTCCTACTACTCAGATGCCTTCTGGTGGCGGTACTCCATCTAGCCCATCTAGCCCATCTAGAACTACAGGACCTAGAAGTGGTGGTTCAGAGGGGCAAAGAACAAGACCACCTGCTCCTAGAAGCGAGGGAGAGCCATTTGGTGGGGCAAATCTTAGCACTGTATTAAGTGCTTTAGCTTTGTCTCCATACCAAGAAGATTTGCGTGTAACAGATAGAACTCGTAGACCAACTCCTCCTGATCGTCATGGAGGAGGTCATGGCGGTCCGCTGGATGGTTTAATGGCAAATACTATAGACGATCTGCTTGGTTTGATGGGAATTGGTTATAAACGACCTCAGTATGACTATGTGACAGAACCTGTATTCAGAAGCCCAATGGCTGAAATAGCATACAACTCGTACAATCCATATGGTGTTCTGTTTAGCGACCCTGTAAGGACTGACACTTATCCATATTATTCGGCTAGACCAGAAATGATTCCAAGATGGTCTAGCGGTAACAGATATGGTACTTGGCGAGGATACTAATGACTGAACAATCTAAAGGATTCAACATAGCTGACTGGTTTGAACGAACAGCATGGACTGCCGTTCAATCCTTCCTAGCCATATTCGTCATCACTGATATCTCTACGTTACGCACAGCCGCTGTTGCTGGAGCCGCCGCATTGCTATCAGCAGTTAAATCACTGGCTCAGGAGCGTCTGAAAGGGTAAGTAGTGTCACCTGAATTTGAAGACCAGTGGGCTGACTTCATGGCTCTTCAGGGGTTAGACATTGAAGACGATATAACTAAAGAGATTGAACGGAACAAATACCGTTTAGATATGGATGACGGCACGCACGCCCAGTGGGATGGAGAGAACCTCGGCGTACTCATAGTTTTTGATCGTGGCGAGCCAGAAGAAATCGTTAAATCGTGGAAGGAAGCATCAGGGGGAAACCTGATAGCTTTAACTGCTTTGTTTCACTGGTTAGAAAGCTTCTCTATTTTCCTTATGGATTGCATGCACCAAAAAGACTAAAAGCGAGCGCGCAGTGCGCGCCCGCTAAAGTCCTAATTTTTTGCGAACTACTTCATGTTCTAATAATTTTAATCGTATCTTTTCTGCCAGCTCATCTCTTTTTCTGGCAAAGGTGGTTTTAGGCATGCCTAATACTCTGGCTACGAACCTCATGGATAAGCCTATCTCTACCAGCATGTGGTATATCCATTGTTCTTCTTTTGTCAGGGATTCAAAGACCTCTAAAACGACAAAAGCGAGATCACGGTTATCGTGATCTCGCTCTTCTAGTGATAATTCTGGTTCTTCAAATGGTTTACAACTGACAAGAGCCTCTGCAACTGTATCAGGGATACGTTCAGAGGCGTGGTTAAAAGTTTTTCTTAAAGGTTGCAACGAAGGAAATTGCATTTCCTTCAGTCGTTCAAAGAATAGTTCCCCCTCTGTGGGGTTACTCACTATTCCACGGAAGCAATTTGGAACTTATGGAAAAGTATTTTTTGCCTTCGTGGAAACTGCCGATAGGTACGTCATTCTTGTTAATGAGATTCATCATATCTCTGAATGATAGCTCAGCATAGTTTTGTCTGGTGGATGACCATATCCAAATCCATACTGGAGCGCCTGCCCCATCCCACCATTGTAAAGCCGCTAGTTTCTCCATCTTGAATTTAAGAGGAGTTCTGCCCATGCCTACTACCTCTACCAGTCGCACAGGGTCTGCCTGTATGTAATCTGGTGTGTATCTCAACACATGAGGCATGTGATGGAATTTGGTCATTCCTTCTGGTCTGTTAAACCCGTACCTAGCCCATTGTACGTTATGGGCTTCAAACTGGGATTCTGCTTCGTCACCCATAGAAGCGAATCGTTGTTGATAGCTTCCTTCATGGAATGGCTTTCTCATTTTTTTCTCCCAGTTAGTTTATGTATTTGTTTGTCATCATCATAGGCGATGCCGTTGAGGGCATCTTCTATACCTTTGACATAATTAGAAATGTCGCCCCTTAGAGGCGACACTTCTACATCTATTTCTGTTATTGTAACCACTGCCCGTTTAGGGGAAAGGGTTACAGTCATAGACACTGGACCCTCAAATTTGGGTCCTTTGTAATATGATCTAACCGCCGCTTCATAGTCCCTAGTTGCTTTAGGCGTGTACGTTCCGTTGCGTGTGACACGGGGACGACCCTTGCTCTTAGGTCTTATAGGTATTGAAAATTTGTATGATTTACCCACGGCGACTCCTTTCAGAAGCTTTAGTGACTAGATTCCTGATCTGTTTATCTCGGTCTGCACGACCTGTAAACTTCTCAAGCCTATCATCTAATCTACGCACCCAATCTACAGTAGCCTCAAATGAGTAGTCTTGCCACAATAGACTTGATGCAAACGCATACATTGCTTCTGATCTGTCTCTTTCTTCTTCACGGCGTTCCCATATGCGTTTAGCTACGCCGTAGAACTGACCATCTACTCTGGGTCCATGCACAAAGACTTTAGGCTTGTCAGGCTCTGTAGCAGAATGTAGTTTCTTTAACTTTCTGTACACAGCAGGAGGGGTGCGGTTGGCTAACGCCTCGCGCACAAAGTCCTCACATTTGTATCCCGCTACTTCTTGTCTGGGTGATTTCCGTATGGAGGGATACGGCAAACGTAGACAGTTACCTATCTTGCCTTCCTCCAGCGACACTTGCTTCGGGTAGACCTCCCGTATAGGAACGTCTACCACTCGGCAAGCCCCAATTAAACCTTCCTTAGCTATCTTCGCTGAGATAGGTTCTTTGAGATACACCCAAACATGGTAACCCTTACTTCTGGAGGGTTCTTTCCAAGACACTATTCCCATCTGGGAAAGAACTTTCTGTAAGTTGTCTGCGTGTACGTCACTTTTTTCGCCTTCGTCCAGATCAACAGCAGACCAGTTGACAAGCCAAACGTTGTTACGTTCCCATAATGGGTATACGCCTATAGGCACATCTCCAGTTAGATGCTTCTCTATAGCTTCAACGTAGCTGTCTCCTTTAGCTATCTGGTCCGCTGGTCGTATGAAGTCTTTGTCTTTCTCCACGAGGAGCGCTACATGCCCTCCTTCGTGTAGCTCAGCAAATCCCTCTACCGTTTCCCTGTCCATTACTCTAACCACCTGTCATCAGTGGGTATATCAGATTCGTAGTATTCACGAACGAATCCGCAGTCAGGGTCCATGTAGTAGTCAATAGGAGGTGACGTTATCTTGCAAGGTGGACGCTTATTCTTACATAAGTCTAGCGATACGCTGACGCTGTGTATGCGCCGTTCCTCGTCAGATAACTTTGGGTCTTCTCGTTTACGGAACACGTTGAGCTGTTGAATGGCGTATTCATCTGCGTTGAATTTGCCTGAGTTCATGCCGTTAGATGTTCCTCGTTGAGAGGACTTACCTGATTGATGGATTAAACCTACTGGCAGGTTCTCAAACTCTGCCCATTCCTTCAAACCTTTAAGGACGTTGGATACGCCTTCGTAGCCTGATGCTTTGGGTAGCTGTTCTAAGAAGTCAACCATTACAAAGCGTGGTCTGTTTTGCCAGTAGTCTTCGCACTCACGCATAGCGAGGCTCATGTCGCTGAAAGACAATGCGTTAGGGAAGATTTTGATTCTGTCCAAGAACCCATCTCTGGCTTCTCGTATCTCTGACAGTACATCTACATCTTCTAAACGTAAGGCTTCCTCTACCTGAGCTAAGTTACGCCTGTATAGGAGTGCGTAAAGCTTAGAGACTACAAGTATCTCTGGTTCGTCAGGCGTATATATTACGCCGTAGAAATCTGGGTCTTCCTGCAAGTTCCGAGCAATGCTAGAAAGAAGAACGGCACTCTTTCCAGAGTGCGCCCTACCAGTAACCACCAAGACATCGCTGGGATACACCCCGCGCATCTTTTCATCTATGGCTTGTAACCCTAAATGGAAACAGTCCTGCGAGTTTTGTGCGTAGGAAATCCATTTGTCTACAGCTTCAGACGTTGGTTTAAAGAACTTGTACCTCTCCGCTTTGTCTGATGAGTCAGCGCCCTCTAAGAGAGCGCTGACTTCATCATCTGTGAGAGCGTTTACGCTCTCGTCCATCACTTAGCCTTGTAAGCGAATTGTTGTAGCTCTGCTCGGCGAGCTATCCAATCCCATTCAACGGCATCAGCTTCGGTTTGTCCCCCGATTTGGTCCCATACAGTGAGAGGAACATTGCTGTCTCCTTCTCGTATCCATATGCCATGATCTCTGTCTACTGTAATTCCACAGTAAGACATAGCTTCCTTGCTTATGGAGAAGTTAGGGAAATTCTTGCCATTTTTGGTTGTGTCAGTAGAACCATCTGCATGCTCTTTAACTTGATACACGGGAATCGTTTCATGTTCGTCTGCCCATGTGTTTGGTTGGAATGCCAATATGTTAAAGGCGGCTTGGTTAGCTTCAGCATTTTTACCTACGCATGTTGGTAGGCGTTTGTATGCTCTGCCACTTATTGTTCCACCGCTTGGTCGTGCAGGAGGAGCAGTTACGCTTCTCTGCGTTGGACCGTTTTGCTGACTAGGGGCGGGTGCTTTCGCAGGGGCGCTTGGCGCATTACCTGTAGGTTTGGAAACATCACTTTTGAGTTTCCTCATCACCACACCTGTGTCACTTAGGTCATATTCTTGACCTGCTTGCTTGAGGACTTCGGATTTAACCAAGTCAAAAAGCCCGCCTGCTTCTTCGGCGATGCCTTCTGCCCCGACAGATTCTGGGACTGCCCTCTCAATAGTGAGAGAATAGTCCGCAGTCTCATACGGAGCCTCACTTACTTTCTGCGTGAAAGTCACGCTTACTTTTGCCATGTCTGTCATGGTCTTCCTTTCTCCGTTTACCACGGATTATCGCCGAGGTGTTTCCCTCGGCACTCACCTGCTTGCCATACAGGACACCAGAGTGGGCTACAATGCCACCCAGACCAGTTCTGACTCCACGTTGTCGCTTCGTCAATGGTCAGTAGTGTCGGTACTATGGACCAGCAAAGTTCTACAAATGCTTCTTTCTCTTGTTGGCTACGAAGGATTTCAATAACTTGAATCTTTCCTTTAGCCATAACGCATAGATTGAATTGTTCTTTATCACATGCCCAAGTATACGCGTGTGATTGTATATCCCAACGTTGTTTCTCCCATTCTGCATAATGACGGGAAGGATTTTTCCAATCCCATATGACACCGCTCTTATCTATCCAGTCAGCGGTTCCTGTCAATACCAGTTTAACTCCGTTGCGTACCCCCATAGATTTGCTAAAGGTTTTCTCAACGGCTTGAGGAGTTAGCATTGGGTATATCTGTTCGTACCAAGCTGTCAGGTTATCCCGACATACGTCTACGGTATCTTCGTATGACTGTCGCCATACGTCTACATGCTGACCTTCCCTCGCTAGGTAATCGTCACACACGTCTAGTATTTTGTCCAAGGTGACTTCTTCTTCTCCACCTTGCTGGACCAGACCTGCCCACTCAATCGCTTCATGCACAGCGTTACCGCGTAGCAAATCTGATGTTTGTTTTTGTGTTACAAGTTCAAGACGTTCTTGTCTCGCTTGTTCAGGACATCGTAGATAATTATTTATCCAGCTTTGTCTAAGTTTAATTTCTATCATATAACCTCTCCAGCGCGCACTGCGCGCCCGTTAATTACGTCAGACCCAGAGGGAGAGGGGTCGTACTGGGTCTGACATAATTTGAACTTTTGGGGGGTAAGGGGGGCGCTATAAGGCGCGCCCCCCTTACCCCCCATTCTTAAGGTACAGGGATACAAGAAGAAAATCAACGTATGACCCAATTTCTTTTCGGAGCATACGATTTATCTCCTAGCATTTTTCTCCTGTAGGCTCGTAACTCGTGATGAGACATCCCTCCCCATACACCGAAATCTACAAAGTTTTCTACAGCGTAATCTCTACACTCTTCACGCACTGTACATTTACGGCATATTAGTTTTGCCTGCTTTGTGCCTTGTTCAAAGAACAGGTTTGTATCCCTGCCTTTGCAGTTGGCGTTACGAAGTAAGTTCTCTAACAAGACTCTCTCCCGTTACACGAGCTAATCGCTCTTCTTTTGCTTCTGATGCAAGTTCGCTGATGCGTTGTTTGGCTACACCAAACTTCCCCGCTAACTTCACCATACTGCCGTGACCGTTTTCTGTCACGAAGGTATACACCACCTGTCGCCTGTAGTAAGAGATAACACTTCTGAATATCTCTATCTGGCGACTAGCTTCCCAGATTAAGTTAAGGGCATCGTTAGTTTTTAGCGAACCGTCCTCTACCTGTCTTAACATTTCCTCGCAGTCCCCCACGAGGCTTTCTGGTCTTGTCTTACATATGTCTGTTAAGTTATCCATGATACCTCTCAATCAAAGCACACATCGCTGGGGTTCTTCTCCAGCCTGCGCTCATTTAAGTCTACCACATTGTCAGGGGTATCGGGACTTTCTTTCCTAAACTCCTCACCACCCCAATCACCACTAGGCAACCTTAACCCTACAAATGCGTCAAAGACCCTGTAGAAATCGTCCACTGCTTGAAATACGCCGAAGGCTGAATCCAGCAATCCGACTAATTTGTCAGCAGGAACTACTACTACTTGGTCGTCCAAATCTTCTTTATCTTTATCACTCATATTAATTTCCATTCTCTAGTCATTTGACCAGTTAGCTCCACCACAGAATTTGCAAGTGGAATAATTTTTATATACTCGGTCAGAGTAGATTGCTCGGCAATCATTACACTTGACCCAGAACTTAGCTTTCTTGTAACCAACCCGTTTAGGTTTCTCAACTTCAAAATCAAAGTCCATAGCACTCCCAATGCGACCAGCCACCACCCCGTGTCGTCAATAGCCATGCTGACGCGAAGATATTGGCGACAGGGTTAAAGGGTGAATAGCCAGCCATGCCAGCGGAAGCCACACGGTCATCCCACCAACGAGGCATATGTTGCATCAGTCCTGATGCCTGATCTTTAGGATTGTCATACACAAACGTATTGTGAGCATTAGGGTCACCACGGCTCTCGCAGTGCATGACACGCATAAAGGTGTCAAGCTCTGACTCAGCTCCGTAGCTTTCTAAAGCTATCTCTACGATGGGGGTCCACCTGTCTACCTCCCAGCCCCAGACCTCTGGGACTGGTTCCATGACGGGAACCCACGGGACTGTAAAAAACCATAACCAATTAATCATGCCATTCTATCCAAGCTCTAGCACCACACGACAACGGTTTCTCTGGTTGTATCACCTTCGCCCCCGCAGGGACCTCGTATTCTCTGTGATACGAAGTCCCCTTGTAGGTGCGATGTATGATCGCAGGTTTACCTTGTCGTAGGCGCTGTTGATGTATGTGTACCTGATGCTTCATCTGCGTACATCTTCCACATTTAAGGACACAAGCTTAACATTCTTAGCTATCAAGCTAACACCAAACCTATGACAGTCCCATATGTCATTGAGGGCATCACTAATAATGTCCTCAACAGACGGAACTTTGTCATAGCTTTCATAGGTATGCTCTAAATAATCTTCATCTAAAGTTATTTCTGCATCAAATTGTATTGCCATCTTCATCCTCCTTAGGGAAGCAATCATCGCATAGATATATACCAGACCTGTGACCAATGATTATCTCACGGCGCGCAGGACTCCAGTCGCTCCATACGTCTTGCACCAGAGCGCCCTTCGTGTACCGTTCCCATTCGTCTTTACCGACTAGGGTCCAGTCCGTTGTAGGGCAGAGCTGGCACTTTACTTGTATATGTAACTCACTACCTGAATGCGTTGCATTCCGTATAGTCATATTTTCCTTTCGTTATGGCACAAGGCAGGGAACCTTACAGGTATGAACACTTCCTTGCTTAACGCTTGCGCGCAGGTTCCCTTTAACTGGGGAAAAGGATAAACCAGTTTGCCTGTGCCTGATTGAAATGGGCGCGCACTGCGCGCCCATCAATTATTGTTCCTCTTCTATTGTATCTAAGTCACCCAATACAGAGAAATCTATATCAGGGTCTTCTACCGTTAATGACAACGTTTCTGTCATGCAACGGTCATCCATAACGTCAAGCATCGCGTCAGCGCCATCTACCTTGCCTTGGTCAAGGAAGCTTTTGACGTGCGTTATGCAATGATGGATAAACGTAGCAAAGACATGAAACCTAAGCTCAGTTGATCTCTCTTTACCCATTAAAAGTCAGCCATCTGTAATAGATGCCGTTGAGCCATGTTGCTCATGGGTTGAGTGCCTCGCACAACGTCAACTTTCTTATTGACGTTATTGGCAATCTTGTGAAACTCAAGTGACTGGATAGCGTTCCAAGCACCCCATGCAGTCTTACCTGCTGGACCGTCTTGTTCTTCTTGCCAGTAGTACCAAGCACCTTCCCATTTCTTATCGTAGATATTCTGGGAACGTGTAGATATTTCACCTTTGTCATTTGGTTCTGGCTCTGGACATATGACATCAAACATCCTACGGAAGTCGGTGTTATCAATAGTTAGACGCTTCAGTGTTGAAGCTGTATCAACATACCGTTCCAGAGCGTTAGCTTTCTCAGCTAGGACAAGCGCTTTGAGGTTGAGAATCCTGTCATGGTTCGTAGTCCTACGAACTGATATGACATTCTCACCTGTACGTTGTTGGTTGGTGCAGAACACACGCTTAACAAACGTAACCAAAGATGATGTCCACGTTGAGTTGAGTGACGCTATGCCTAGCAGGTGAGGATGTATCACATCACCGTCACCCAGATCAACTGGGTCACCGAGTGACCAACGGCAAGCTAGTCGCTTACCTTCGTCAAGTGATACAACATCAGTACATGACTCAGGGAACAGTCCCTCTACTGTCTCCAAGAACTGAAGATAGTTAGAGTTTGGATGGGACGGGTGCGCTATGTTAAGCACCGTCTTCAACGGACCGTCAGCCTCGTCATTGGTTGTGCGGTAGTACACCTGATGGCGTGGCAAGCCTTTGTACTTGCCTTCCGTTATGTATTCTACCTCGTCACCATACTGGGTCATGACGTGTACAGGGGCAGTATGCACCTTGAACAAAGCACCAGCTTGTAGTGCCATATCAATGGTGTTACCACCTTCTGTATCTGATCGCCGACCAAACATGTAGTCTGATGGGCGGTTATAAAAAGACATGTTTTACCTCCATGTCGTTAGACTCAGGCGTTTCCTGAGTTCGTGCCTATAACAGCTCTGACACTGCTATAGGCTGTCGCCACGATCAGGTGGGCGCGCAGTGCGCGCCCACCGAAGTGGTCATGACGCAGAACCAAAGAACTCTAGTGTCTCTGGTTCGGCTGATTGTCTGTCGTATGTCGCCCATGTAGCAAACAGGCGAGATACTTCTGCCAATGTTTTTGACAGTCTATGCACTTCTTTCCATAGACGAGTGATGTCATTATTCTCATCGTCACCGTCTTCGCTATCAAGGGCATTGACCCTTCGCTTAAGGTCAGTGAACTCGTCAAAGTCGTCAAGGTCAAGGTTTTGGAAGTTTTCATATGCTTCCATACCTTTCTCTATGTCATACTCGTAATCAGACTGGATTCTGGAAGAAGCTATTTCTTCTACCCATTCCTCAAGTCTCCAATTATTCCTAACAAGCTCAACGATGTCATCCTCATGGTCATGGATGTCAAGAGAGGAACTACCAGCAGGTAGGTCGTCTTTGTTGATGGTAAATGTGCAGTTAACTGGTATTTGTTCTAAACCAGTTGTTTGTGTGTTGTCGTCAGACATGTTATTTCTCCTATGTTTAGGTGGGCAGGGTTGCCCAGTAAGCAGACAGGCGCGCAGTGCGCGCCCATCTACTTAATGTGGAACCCTCTCTCTTGTGGCATTTGGCTTGGCATGCTCTGTTTCTGCCTGCATTTAACTACCTCATATTTGCTCTCACTAGCGCCAGTGGGTAGTACCACACGGAGCCTGCTTTCCTGTCGGGCTTTATACCGCTCAGTCGTGTCTCCGATCTATAAATTATATTACTACATACAGGTATGAAGTCAAGTGTATCTAGTCTTCATCATCATCTCCCTTCAGTATCTGATATTCCTCATCCGTGACAGGCTCCATACCCTCTGATGTCTCAAGCAAATGCTCTCCAACGCCATCAATGAAATAAGATATAGCTCGCTCAGTGTCTTTCGTACCCTGAGCCTCCCCATCCAAGACGAACAGAATCGTGTATACCTCTTTGCCTACCATTTGACCGCGTACCTATCTAGCACTTCTTGGTCATACAGGTGCGAGTTGTCGTTGTATGAAACAACGTCTTCCCACCATCTTGGTGCGCCGTCAAGTTGCAAACGGGCTATAGCAAAATGTTCTATGTCCTCATCATGGACATAGAACAGAATGTCGGACCTACCCCCAGTTTCGGGGATAGGTTCACCGTCATCTAAGTCAGGATTAGTCAGCACTACTTCCATTAGCTGGATTCGTGTGTTCAATGCTTCTGCAAAGAAATCTACGAAATCCTCGTACTGGTCTTCTGACAGGGTTACGCCCTGCCATACACAAAGCTGATTAAATTCCGTTTTTGTATCACTCATTGGTTATCTCCAAATGAAAGCAGTTTCTTCAAACCTTCATGCTCTTCACCTTCAACATCCTCAGCAGTCACTTCTTCTTTAGCCCAGCCTCTGATAGATCGCTCTATAGCTTGGGCTTGGAACCCGCGACCACCGTATGAACCGTAGTCATCAGATGTCAGACCAATCTGTCCAGCTAACCAGTACAAGAAACTCAGGTTGTAAATACCGTCAATTTCCTCTACAGCTTCACCATTCACAAAGATTGTACTCTTGTGGTCAGAGAAGTCTGATTTGAATGTTGTTATTAAATGAGATACATCAAAGTACTTCTCATAAAAGTCAGGGTTCATGATGTCATGCCCACTGCCAAAGATGATCTCATCTTTAAGTGCATCACGCACTAATTTTTTTGTTATTGTTTGAGCCATAACGACTCCTTTCTGGCGCGCACTGCGCGCCGTTGTAATTAATTACTTGCACTGAAGCGAACGTTGCCCTTGCCATGCGTGCAGTACTTACACGCTGTACAGGCTCCTTCGCCTATGTGCTTACCTTGCTTCGTAGTCTGCTCGGACCACTCCACCAAGTCAACACGCCCAGTCAGCTCTGGACACTTTAACCCTCTCGGCTCTTCGCACAGCTCAGCTACTTGCTGAGTGTCAGCCCATGTCACCCCATTGAAGGCATACATGACATGAGGGTTATCGTTCTTAACTTGTTTAGCCCACTCCCAGTTCTCTATATCTGTGGACAGGTACACATGCAGGTTATCTGCCTTGAGATGCGGGACTACATCAAAGTTCCGTGTGTACACCCAGAACTTGACAAGTGGATACTCGCGGGCAAGCACAGACATAGTTTGTGCGAAAGCCCTGCTAGGTATCTCCCCGTCCCAGAACCAGCGGAAAGTCCACTTAGCAGGTGGCACATTCCGTTTGAGTTTCTGCTCTACAGAGTCGTCAATTATAGGTTTGAGCAACTTCCGCAGTCGTGTTACAGAGTTGAGGTGTGGTTCTATTAACTGCCAGTTGTGTTCTAGCGCATTCCGAATAGTCGGGAAGCGTTCTAGTGCTTCTGCGTAGCAGTTGTCGCAGAAACTGGTTTTGTATTTGTCTTTGCAACGGGTGGCAGACAGAGCAAAACTGTTCTTGTCATTGACAGTCGCTTCTGTGCCTAGCGCACCCTTAGATGTCGCATGGTTGGTGACTTTACGGTCACCACTCGCTTTGAGCTTCAGCTCTACTTGTGTTTCCATTATCCCTCTCGCTTTCTGGCGCGCACAGCGCGCCCTTTAACTGGTACACCGTTTGCGTACCATCATTGTTGAGTATTGTTATCTTTTTCCACTCAAACGGTTTGGATTCCCGTTTGTAGACTTTTTCTTTGACCTCACGCAATTCAGGGTGGTCACCATAAAAGTATTGGTTAAAGGTGAAAGTGCGTTTCTCTTTGTAGTCGTCAAACCGCACAGATTTAGGTGTGTGCTCTAGTATCTCTTGATCGTAGGTATGTATGTCATACTCCTCTGACATACGCTCGTAACGTCTACTTTCTCTGTTACGCATTTTCCAATCAGGGTCAGGTTGCCATGTCATCATAATCTGAATGCCTCCAAGCTAATTCGCAACAGTCCTCATCATCTGATGGGTGTGGGTGACCATTGTTCGCCCACAAAGCTACTACGGGGAAAAGTTCGCTCAGCTTAACTGAGCAGTCATGGCAGATTATCAGCTTGAGCGGTCCTCTTTCCCAGTCATCTACAAACATGCTGTAGCCACCACTCAGAGTTACTTCTAATGCGTTGTCTCGTTGCTCATTGATAGAGCCATCACGATTCAACTCTTCAAAGACAGGTGGCATGTACTCGTTACAGTTACTGCACATCATAATTCTTGTCCTTCCAATGCACGAATACGCAACTCGTACTCGTGATCTGTTTCTTGATAGATAGGTTGTCTGAAGCTAGCCCAACCAGCCTGACGCTGATTGAAGTCGGCAAGAGCTTCTTCCCTACCAATTATGTATCTCCCTATACCTGCGTCTAAGCGGATAGGTCCATACTGTTCTTCGGGGTGTGCTTTACCTCGCACAGCCCACGTTACATATTCTTCAGGGTCTATGTTGCCCCAGTGACATAGCACTGTGCCTTCGTAGTACCCGTTATCTGTTGGCGCTAGAGTTACCTTAATAATTCTACTGCCATTATTCATTACTATCATTACTTATTCCTTTGTTTGGGGCGCGCACTGCGCGCCGTTGATGAATAGCGGGAAGACTCTCGCTGTCCTCCCCACTGCTAAATACACTAGCACATACAGAGGTGAAGTCAAGTATCACATGACGTTGTAGACAGGTCGCTAGACCGCTCGCTAGACCGTTGACCACGATCAAAACACGTCCTACGACACCGTTTACCCACGACTAAACCACTATCAAAAGGTGCGGGCGCGCACAGCGCGCCCGCACACAGACAAAAAAAAGATGGGGCGCGCAGTGCGCGCCCCATCTAATCTTAGGCATTGTCTTCTTCTGAATGCAGACCAAAGTATCTAAACACTTCAACTACCTTGCCCCGCCATACAAGTATGGCAAGGATAGGCAGAGATACAATAGCGCCAGTAAGCAATACGTTAAGCGCAAAGAGAGTAATCATTGTATTACTCGCCTGCCTTGTGGGTCATAAATATCCCAACAGTATTGATACCCGCTGTGTTGGATAGGCAGATGCCTACCAATCTTTCTTTCCCATCTTCTGAAGAAACGGAAAGCAGATGCACGAAAGAAGAAACGCTTTTTAACTGCGTTTTCTCCCATGCCTCCACCTTGCTGATCTCTAACAATTAACGTGTACATACATTAAACTCCTCTAGCCATTCAATAACCTCTTTCCATTCAAGTGGTCCGAGTTCAGACAAACGCTCAACAATCTCTCTAGTCTTCTCATCAGAATAATCCTTAAGAAGATTAGCAATGAAAAGCTTAGCGTCACGAATGCGCTTATTCTCCTCACTAATCATTGATTGCAGTATGTCTACTGTTTTAGAGTGATCGTCTTCAGCGATCACCTGATGGAACGTGTACTGACGCTCCATTTCCTTTTTATATCCACCCATAATAACTCCTTAATCTATTTGGGTAAGGGCAATATGCCCTACAGAACACATAAACTATGTACTCTGTAGGACATATTGGGCGCGCACTGCGCGCCCAATATCCTATCATTCAGCTAGACGATAACCTTCAGGTATTTCGCTATGAAACTCAATCACATTGCAATCATCACAGTATGAGCTTTCCCACGCTATGTACTCACTCTGCAAATTAAGATGATTCTCATTCATTAGCTGTAAAGGTTGCATCTTCACAACACCATTCTCACGCGGGTACATAAAGAAATCTGCACCTAAGCGATCAAAGCTAACGTCAATAGCATTAAGGTTAATAAACTCTGTACGCCCTGCCCCGTTATAAACCAAAACTGGACACGGTTCACTACCGTCAATTAACTCTTCTACGTGTACGCCTCTAGCGGGCATGGCAAGTTGTAACACTTGCATGTATCCCCGAATATCTCTCAACAAGAGATTTCGTTTAGGTCTTACATAGTCCTTGATGCGCTCCATCATTAAATGGCGTGCATCAGACATACGCAGACGGCATCTACATTTAGTACCAACTGACATATACATATCAGATACTCCTTAGCTATTCAGTGAGCGCGCACTGCGCGCTCTGCTGTGTGGGGACTTCCCCCACTGACAACAATAATACTACGCACACAGGTGAAGTCAAGGATACCTAGACAGGTCACAGCACAGGATACAGCTCTAACCACGATCAAAAATGCACCAAACAGCACAAGATACAGGTCAATAGACCACTATCAATAAAGCAGGCGGG